GACCATGTTTCTAGACCACAGCGATGATGAATGCAATATGGAACCTCTGCTACCAAAGCCGCCTTGGCTGGTAGACAACGGGTGGTAAAGAGGGGCCATAATTCTTGAACCTGATGTCACCAGGTGATAAGGCCCACGGAAACCGACCGGGAGTGCTGTCTTTGCAATTGTCCCATCAGCTACGGCAGTTGCCATGCTCACCCTAATGTATCGAGAAAGATTTGCAAATGCGCCTTCCCTAACAATCTTTTGAGAAGCCTTTGTTTTGTCAAAGTCAAAATATGTATTCATATTTCCAATTCGACGTGCAATATAATCAGTAGAATTAGGATCTAAGCTAAGGCCTCTGAATTCCTCGCCGCGCTCTACGACTGCAGTTTCCTCATCACTATCTTTAAACTGCCTAACAATTAAGTCAAAACCTCCATAGCTGTCATTGAGCTTTGATTTTTTGACATTCTCAATAGAGATCTTAAAGTTTGTGTTGGTAAACTGTCCATCATCAAGAGCGTGTACTGTAAATAAGTCACGATTTGTTCCACCGAGCTCTTGGGAAATAATAGCCGGGGAAAATGCGCTGGTAAATCGATCCGCAAAAGACTCATAATTGGGAATGTATGTTGTGCCTGTATCACCTAAGTTTCGAGTAATGGACGAAGTCATCAGAAATACAACGTCTTCCTGACTTTGCATTGTGCCGGAAAGTCCTAAATAAATTCCAGAACCGGTGATTACTGCCTGAGCAGGTGTTACGTCATACGAATTGTATAAAACGTGACCTGCCTTATTAAGAAGGTTAGGATCGGTGTTAAACACCGACGTAATATAATTTGACTTCAATGGGTTTAGCGAAGCCTGTAAAGTATTTGGATATTCACCGGTATTCTTGTGCCCATTAAGCAACATTGTAAATGTATAGGCAGTCGATGGTGTAGAACCGCCACACTTGATTGAACCTACTGTCCCACCACCGTCAAAGCCGGGTGTGAAGCTGCCTTGTGATGCCGCTACAGAAGCGGTAGAAGCATTTTGCGTAAAGTTTCCGGACAGCGCGAGAAGAACACCAGAAGCTGCCATGAGCACACCACGAAGAATTGGCTGTGCGCCGGCGCCGTCTACACCACCAGTCATGGTTAATACTACTGCGATTGCGTCACCGCCATCTGCTAAGATTGCTGCGTTCATAGCAGTTCCTGGGACTGTCGAGATAAGCTTAATCTTGGTGGTGGTGGTACCTGTTTGTGCGTGTAACCCAGTAATACCGGTTGTTGGACCACCATAAGTTCCTGCGCCATAACGAGCTACGGCAGCGTCTGTTGTACCATTTATCGCTGCTTTGATATTGGCCAAAGTTACGGCGGTGGAGGTGAGGGCGAGAACATGAATCTCATTTGCACCAGGTGTTCCCAACGCGTTGCAACAAATTACCTTAATTGCGGTACCTGTTCCACCGGCAGCTACAGGAATTGTTACATTGAAAAATCCTGCAGAAGCAGGGACCGCGGTCGCGGCGAGGGCAGCTGCAGCATCAATTGCGTCATCAACAGAAGCCTTTACGCCTGCTGTTGGAGTAACCTTCAACCCGGCATCGACCAAGTAGTCACTACCTGTAGAACCGGACATGAATGCGCCGAGGAAATATGTACGACCAAGCTGTGCTGTGGTTCCAAAACCGCCGGTGCCATCCGACTGGTAGGCATATGCATTTGCACCGACATAGCCATTGGCCTTGACAGGTTGCTGACCGACAGTAAAGCCGGCATTGGTAATACCACCAGCAGGAACCACTTCAGAAGCTGCGTCTGTTCCTTCTGACGAAAGGCGTTTTGTAGCGTCACCTGCGCCTAAAACTCTTAAATAAGTTCCTGCTTGCGCATTTTTCATCCACTCATACATTGCAAGTGGACCAAATTTTTCTCCATCTGTCTTTCCAAAGATAGTTTGAAAATCGGCAAATGTAGCAATTGTTACGGGCACAAATGCAGGCCCTTGGTTTGCAGTTCCGATAATGCCAGCAGGCACACCTGTCGGCGAGATTGACGTTGGACCACTCAGGTCAATTTCTTTCGTACTAACGCCGGGACTTTTAAATGTAAGCTCAGCCATGTTTATAGCTCCTTTTCACAGTAGTAAGTATTCATCACAAAAACTCTTAGACATCATGTTAAGTGGAAAAATCAATCGAAGCAATTTCGTCTGATTTATATGGTTGTAAGAAAATCTGTCCGCGGACAGTATTTGATTCAATATCTGCTTGTGTTGTAGTAGACATATCTATCTTAACTTTAAACCTAGATATGCCTTTACGTCTAACAAAACGCTTTAAAACTGGATCGCATGCACTCTGAAATTGCGACAGTGTTTGTTCTCTATTTTGATCGAAAAGATAATTTTTTGCAATTTCTTTTACGGATCTTCTAATTTCTATAAGCATCCTGCGCACATTAATTCTTTCAAAAACACTATCCTGGCCGGTCATAAATGTTCTTTGGGAGTAAACATAAGGCCCATAAACTATAGACGAAACAATTGGATTAATTCCTGTTTTATAAAGCGTTTCTATAGTTGCCTTTTGAGTCCGGTCGAATTCTACCTTTGTTTGAGCGCCTGGAGCTTGAATGAGTCCGCGCTTCGTGCCGGCCACTGGGAAAGGCGATCCGCTCTGATCAATCGAGGCCATTATTCCAAGAATATGTACCGATGGAGGCATAAAAGTTTTATCACCGGCGGGTGATGTCAACGATACGTCTGGAAAATAAGTGGCAACAAAAGACGAATCAAGCCCTCGAGACCTAAATAAACTAGATGTGAAAGAAGGCGAAACAATCTGTTCAGAAGAAGTAACATATGTATTAAGCTGATCTCGCTCTTCAACATCCATAATATAAAATGCATCAAACATTTCTTCTACTTGGCTTATTGCATAATTAGCAATTGGCTCTAACCGAATCCCAGGGAGAGCAAGTAATTTAATGTCTACTTCTGATTTCATTGCAATAAGTTTTAACGCCTTCATATAAGCAGTAATTGTCGGGCCAGCAGTTGTACCTTGTAGTGGATCATTTAATTCAAAATAAGCAGCATTGTTGAGAAAATAAGATTTGTCATAAGAAAATATATTGCTGCCATCAAACCCACCCTGCATAGGTATTGTGAACTTTGTAAAAACGTTTGGCTGCACTGTAGATAAGTCTTTGGAAAACTCAAAAAATCTATCTGCACCTGCTGCACCTGGATCTATGGACTTAACAATTCCTGCCGAATCAACGAGTGGAGCCAGTATACGATTTGGGCGATATTTCGCATATGCCCATTCTTCATTGTCCACTATACCAGTGTCAGCAACTGTATGAATCTGGATATTTTCCAGAGAAAATAAATTATTATTGAACCTGTCTGAGTCATAAACAGTTCCTGCGGAATCGGAGACACCTGTGTTGTCGCCAACTGCCGCGGCGGTACGGACAGTCGTAAATGTAGGAAAATATTTAAAGTGAGATTTAATGCCGGCATCTATTGAAGTGCTGGTGTTTGGTCGGTCTGCCTGTTCAACTTGTGTTACCTTAAGGCCCCAACACAAATTTGGATTCAGCTCCAAAACTGTAGAGCCAATGGGTGTAGTGATTGATCTGTCACCAATCTGAATACGGTAATGGATGGGGGGTTCAACAATCCTGTGTGCCCAAGCAGTCGATGAAGCTACGACGCTCCCATCAGTCAATGGATATTGTGGGCTGCTCATAATTTGACTTCCCGATGTCACCAAGTGAAACGGTCCGCGGAATCCAGCTGGCAGCACAGTAGAAGAGAGCTGCTTATTTTCTACATCTGGTGCCATCTCAATTCTTACAAACACAGAATAATTTGTATAATTGCCTGCTACAACGTAACGTTGCCTTTCTGTTGTTCTATCAAAATCAAAATATGTATGTTGGTCTCCTATCATTTTCGCAATGTAATTATCTGACGCAGGATTTAAACTGCACCCCAAATATTCTTCAGATGTGAGAACAGGCGCAAAATTATCATCCAAATTTCCATAATGTCTTATTGTCACGTCAAAAGTCCCATACTCACCTTCATCAGGGACAGGGACTAAATTGCTAATTGTTATTTTTATCTTTGATGTTCCGGCTATGCCATCGTCTAGTGCATGGAAACGAAATAAATCATATTGTTTTCCGTCGTAGCGCTGTGAAATTATAAAAGGTGTCTTTGCTATCGAAAATCTGTCATTAAAGTTTTCAAAATTAGGGATACTCAATGATCCAAAAGAATCTGCTGCGTTTCGAGGAATTGATGCTGTCACGAGCCCAATACAAGGTATAAGTGTTTGCCCGTCAGGTTTTCTTTTATCTTTACCTCCTGTTACAATCCCCGAGCCCGTTAATATTGCCTGTGATGTTCTTAAATCATAATGAGTATATAGATAATGTCCTGCATCTTGAAGTTTGAGTGGGTTGGTGTTAAGTGATGACGAAATATAAATATTTATTCCCTCATCATTAACAGTTGTCGGGTTTAAAGAGGCAGTAATTGTATTGGGATACTCAGAAGTGCCTACATGTCCATTTAATAGTAAAACAAATTCTTGAGAACTGGAATCGGCAATAGCGTTACCGAATGCCGCGCCACCGTCTTGCTTCTCAGCAAATATTCCCGATGTTGGACCCGCTGATGCGGTCGAAGCATTCCCAGTGTAACTTCCAGACAAAGCAGGTATCACGCCTGATGCTGCAAACAAGACGCCTCGAAGAATTGGAACGGCATGATTTGAGATTTGTATCCCAGCATCACTCAATACCGTGGATCCTTTGGATTCAGACATTAACGCTGTTAAAAAATAGGTTCTCCCAGGGGCGCCGCCCTCGTAAGCAAAAGGGTTATTTACAAGAAGACCTGCTGGTGGAACGGCGAGGCTTTGTGTCAATCTAGATCCCACTACAAAGCCGGCGTCTTTTACACCTCCCGCGGGTAAATTTTCACCATCTGAATTTGTATCATCATTTGCAACTCGTTCTTTTCCGTTCCCAATACCTAAAACGCGCATGAAGGTACATGCCGTCTGGGATCCCAACCATTGCTGTACAGCAACAGTCCCGAACCTGTCATTGGTGATGGCACCAAATCTTTTCTCAAAATCTTGAATATTGGCAAGCGTGACTGGAACAAAAGCTGGGCCTGTCTCAGCAGAACCTACAACACCAGCTGGAATTCCAGATGGTGTTGCAAATGGATTCGATCTTTCAGATGATCCCCTAGATGATTCGCTTCCCGGTGAAGGCATTAGGCAAATTCTACTCCGCTATTAGTGACAATAAAGTCAATTGCGATAAATTCAATTGCTCTTGTAGGTACAACAACAATTCTTCCATTCAATCGATTTTGTTCAACATCTTCTTGAGTGTTATTGGTGTCGTCCATTATCACCTGGAATGATTCAATTCCGGCTTGTGACTGGATAAGCGCAAGGATTGGATTAACACCATTAGTAAATCGGGCACGTGTGTTCGAATTGTTGGGTTCAAAAAGAAGCTGTTCAGCAACACCAACAACAAGCCTCTTAACTTCGAGCAACATTCTTCTAACGTTGACCCTGTCAAGAGAAGACTTAGTCATCTGTAATGTCTTCTGACCGAATATTACAAAACCGCCATTAGGGAAATTAGCAATGGGATTGACACGAGCGTCGTACAAGTCATCTCTGTCTCCAGAGGTAAGTCTAACCTCGGTATTCGTCACAAAACCCAGAGAGGCTCTATTGAATCCCGCAGGTGCAAACCAAGGGTAAGAGACAGAATCACTATAGGCTAATGCGCCATATGCAGCGACTGATGCAGGTACAAATACTGGCCGGTTATTTGTAGTGTCCTCCACAAAAAGATCCGGGAAATATGTGGCTGAATAGTTGCTATCCACACGGCGGCCTTCAAATTGCTCTGATGTTTCTCTAACATCAGGACGGGCGGTATCATCTGTATACAAGCGATTTCCATCTTCATCATAATGCTGGATGTCCATTACATACATTGCCATTGAGTATGCCTTGATACCAACGATAGCATGATCTGTAATAAAAGGATCTCTAATACCCGGTATAGCAAGTAGATTGGTTGACACCGTCAAGGGATCTGTCATAATATCAGCTGCTTTCCTATAGCTGAATATCACGTTATTTTGACGTGCCTTACCCATCATGGTACCGTCAGCAGTTCCGGCCAGGCCCAGTCCACCCGTGATAGAATCACCACCATAACCACCTGGGTCTGTTGAAGCAGCCCGGTCAGTCATGTTAATACAATCCTTATCAAGAATATTCAGGCCGTCCCACCCACCAAAGAATGGCATTGTGAACTTGTTGAAATTCGTAAACCGGTTGAACTTCACTGATGAACTTCCAACTAGTGTTGCCATTGTGAACCTTTCAGTCGACGCAGTAGGATCAGTAATTCGGCCATCAACAGCACTTGGATATTTGTTACGGAAGTAACAGGCTTCGCGCATACATTCGGTAGCCGAACCAGTCAATTGAGCCATCGTCTGGTTTGAAAGTGTTACCCTTGCAAGCGTAAACTTGTTATCATTGAAGTAATCGGCTCCGGACCCCGTTACCAAAGCATCAAGTTTTGTAAGACCTTGAAACTTGCTATATGCACTGACCGTAGCATTGGGTAATGAACCAGCATTTGGATTTAATCCAGGTGTAGCAACATCAGCAACATTAGCACATCTTTCAAATTTAGTACCCCAGTAAAGCCTCGCATCAGTGCGTTCAACTGGTGAAGGATAGCCGACATATGCGTCTTGATTTCCTGCATTTCCTTTCGTCACCTTAAACCTGAATGGTAAGGGTGGGACAATCGAACCCGACAATCCACCACCTGGAATTTGGCCGGTGAGGGCACCTGCTGCCTGATTTAGGTTGACACTATTGGATCCGGATATCCAGCCAAGGCGCCTGTTAGACTGAGCAACTGTGGCCTCTGCCTGTCCGAGGGCTGTACCGTCTCTATCATTGAGTGCAGAATCGATTTGATCAGTTAATGAATCAGTCAGTTTGAGAACTGGAATTCCGCGGAAGCCAAACGGAATTGCATCCTTCGGAAGTTCCCCATTGTAAAGCGCATCGGGAATAACCACTCGAATGTACCGGCTCATATTTGGATACTTTCCAGTGACAACAATTCTTTGTTCATCAAGATCCAAAGAGTCAAAGTTGTATTTAGGCTTGTAATCACCAATTATCCGGGCAATGAATCGATCAGAATTTGGATCCAAATTCAAGTTAGGGAATGTCTCAAGCACTTCCTTTGCTTCATCAGTATCTGTTGCAAGTCGAAGTTGGACTTCAAATGTTCCATACGGATAATTGTCATCAGTAGATGCTCTCAAGTTTGCAATACTTATCTTGTATTTATCCGAAGCATATGCACCGTCTGAAATTGATTCAAAGTGAAACAGGTCATACTCTGTTGTACCAAACGGTTGTGAGATAATTTTAGGAGTCTGAGGTGTGGTGTACCGGGTATCATATCGACCAAAGGTGTCACCATAGCCTTGACTTTGGCCACCTACACTATTTATGTTTCTACTACCAGATGCAATACAGACGGAGCCTGAAGCCAGTATTTGCGCGCCGGTTCCGAGCCGGCCGTAATTGTCTCGCACCGGTGCGATCTCGTCTTCAACTGCAAAATCTAAATAAAGAAGGTGTTGTTCAGTTTGAAACTTTGTAGGATCAGTATTGAGAACCTTTGCTATATAGTTATCACTCATTGGATTAAGTGAAGCAGTGTAAATTCTCGCACCAGCACAATTATCATCATTAGACCACGCAGCTCCTGCAGAAGAAGAAACAACAACCTTGAACATTTTGTTCATTGCTCCACCTGAGGTACCAATCTTGATTGGCCCGTTGGTGTCCCTTATCTTTGCGGTGCTTGTTGCCTTGTCACCCGACAAGAGAACAATTCTCGAACCTGTGGTGGGAAAAATAACACCTCTTAGCAAGTTGACATAATTGTTTGACCCAGCATCAGGGAACGAATTATTATCAGAAAATTCTGGAAAACCCAGGGCTTCAATTGACGTTGACAGATAGTGCTGAGCCAACAAAAACTGTGGAGTACCTAACGTCAGTATACCCCCGGCAGCACCAGCATTTGCACCCGAAAGCTGGAGACCTGCCTTCGATACAATTCCGTAAGCGCGAGTTGCAGCAATCTCGGCGGATGTGTCGTTAGAGCCTGCGCCTAAAACACGCATGAATGTAACTGCGTCTTTATGCTTTAAATATTCATTAACAGCATAAGGACCGGCTCTATTTGGGTCTAGTTTACCAAAACGTTCTACAAAGTCAGTCATGGTTGCTACAGTAACAGGTATAAATGCAGGTCCGCTCTCAGCAGACCCAATAACACCAGCTGGAGTTCCAGTTGGTTGTGCTTCTCGGGCAGAGAGATCGATTTCTCTCTCAAAAAACCCTGGTGAGCGGAATGTTTGTTCAGCCATTATTAAGCTCCTTTTATGTCTTCAATGGTAAATATCTTTCTCAAAGTCAAGATTCTATTCTGGCACCACAGTTATAGTGCCTAAGTCGTCAGTTAACTGCGCTTGATACACAGTTTCGCCCTTTCGGGAGTTTCTGGTTTTAAATGGTAATATCTCTGTTTTAATCTCTGCTGTTACCGGATCAGCATAAGTTCTTGTTACCTCTACAGTGGAGCGCCCGGATTGTGTTTGTCCAACGGTTGTATTGTCATAATACTGCCCTATATCGGTAATAGCATGCCCTCCAATAGTTTGACCCACCCGGGGTGAATCCTCTGTTCCAAGGTCAGAGAGGATATAATTATCGGGATCTCCGCTTGCTGCGCCCACTATCTCACTTACAACCAACGGAGCATTGACAGCGGTTATATCAAAACTCACCTGTGGGGCTGAAATGAATCTTCTAATTTGATTTCTAGAACCTTCATATTCAGGATTGATAATATAACCTGGGACTGCCATTGAAAAAGAATATCTCACAATTCTTTCTGAATCTGTAAAATCTTCAAAATTATTCCCGGGAGTAAAATCGCCCTCAAGATAACCAACAAAATAATATCCCTTATCTGTTTCAAGTCGAAAAGAAATCTTAGAGCCAGTATGGGAAGAATTAACAAAAGCCATTAGCAGATCATTCATTTCCTGTGTGTACTGAGTCCAGAATGTAATGTCATACGTCGCGGTGAAATAACGTACGTTTGGAATTTCAAAAATTT